GGAGTAACCTAAACTACGATAAAGGAGGCTATATGCCTATTACAATACAAATGCGCGAAAAGCGCGACTTGATTGCTGGTAGGCTACTTAGTCTCTGGCATCGCAGTGGAAAGAAAGTCCCAGAAGGGTTCGAAGGTACACTACACGAATACGCTCTTCATGTCGCCTTATCGGCGCTTGAAGACGAAATCGAGTATATAGATTGCGTGGATATACACCCGCGCCGTCTGTACTAACGAACCCTCTAAGGAGGGGATGTCACAAAAGCCGACAATGCAGGATGTTGCACACAACAGGTAGGAGATAGTTTAACTATCCCCCGTTGTTGTAACTAGTCCTAATGTTGAAGGCTTGGCCCTGCCGCGCAATGCGGGAGGCCGTACTAGACACATGCATAACACATGTATGGGAAGGCAAGGCTCGTGAAAGCGGGCCCTCACCGATCTAGATGGTACTGAAATGTACTACAACAGTAGACGCGACGCAATGTCGTATGTCTACAATTCGCTGCCTATGGCAGTCAATCAATCAGAGGAAAACCCAATGCGCCATCGTGAACGAGACAACCGTGACACTTCAACTTTGGAGTGGCAACGGCATGAGCATAAAGCTAACTGCTCGACAGCTACCACCAATTACTCTCTTAGCCAGTATGGCATACCCTTTTGGGTAGGCACATATGAAGCTATGAGTGATATTGTGGTACCTGGTTTCGAAAAACGACGTGCAAAGGGCGAGGTATTCATGAACCCGATGAGTAAGACTTTTCAAAGTCGCACTCATGAAGGTTCACCAGTATCTTATACCGCTGATGGGACACCGTGCAGCTATTCAGCTGATCGGTCCCCGCATGGCTACGTCATCTATTTGATGGGTGGCCAGGGGGGGCATTCTGCCCCTTCGATTGATATCCCGAGACTCCGCACTCTAGCGGGGACACAGGCACAGGCGAACGTTAGCGCACCGGATTTTGAAGGTGCGACTTTCATAGCTGAGCTTAGGGAGACGATAAGTTTTCTCAGGAACCCCGTTTCGGGGTGGCAAAAATTCGCAAAGAGGATGAAAGGAGCTAAGGGTAAAACCCCTGGCTACCGGACAAAATCCGTGTTCGAGTTTGCGTCTGATCAGTGGTTAACATACCGTTACGGTGTGCGACCATTGGTCTCTGAGGCTACTAACTTCGTCAATGCTGTAAAGGTCATGAAACAACCACGCCCCGAGCGACATACTGCTCGGGGCAGGGCCTCAGATACCGGAACTTCAACGCATGTTGCGAAGAATAGTACGGGATCACCAACGTGGACCGCAACTCGTCATACGACGACTAGCAGAAACGTGGAGGCAGAGAGTGGCGTGCTGTACGAGGTCGACTACTCTAGTTCCTTTGGAACTAGGTTAGAAGACGTCCCAGACGCCGTTTGGGAAGCAATTCCCTTCTCTTTTGTTTTTGATTGGTTCCATAACCTTGGGACTTTTGTGGATGCGATCACCCCTAAACAGGGTGTGAACGTCCTCGGCAGTTGGACCACTATCACCGATGAAATGTTAAGCTATGCTACTAGTCAGGTTGATGATCTGGCTAGCGGTTCGCAAAACAGAGTTCTTGGTGCTAACGGGTCAACGACGGAAACGTTTGTGACTCGCAACAAAAGTCGTTCTCCTGGAGCTACGATCGGCCTGGCGTCTAAACCTCTCCCCTACTCTGGGGATTTGGGAAAGAAACGTATAGTCGATTCTCTAGCGCTAACTCATCAGATATTTCTATCGAAATGAGACGGAGAGCATAACCTAAACCCACGTGCAATAATTGCACACAACCGAGGATGTCATAATGGCATTAACCATCAACGCCGGGACTTATAACCCGGACACCCAGCGATCGCCCGATAACTTTCGTTATCAGGGACCAGCCCACACACATACCACTAAGGATTATGTTGACCTAAAGCGAACTTCGCCTAAGGTAACCGCTACTTCTAATGGCTATGCAAAGGGTGAGGTCAAGTTGACTCGCACATTGACTGATGGTACAGACTCGGTAGGAGATGGGATCGTTTCGATCTCAGTATCCTTCCCTGTAGACGCAGTGACCGCCGAAAAGGAGGCAATGCTTACCGACCTAGGTGTTTTTCTAGGCACAGCTAGTTCAGACGACTGCCTGATCGGCCATGATATCAACCAGTAATCTCACACTTACGTGAGACTGTGTTGATCATGGGAGATCAGTTATGTCAACTGCACTATTGTGGACTATCGTTTTCGTGACAGTTTGTTCCGTCACTTCGATAGTACTTGGTAATCGACCTTCATCATGTGTTCCAGCCTGGCTGGAGCATAGTTACATCCAGACGGCCCCTTTAAATAGGGACCTAAAGATGGATGAAGAAGTCGTAGTCTAAAAATCTGTATATCTATAACTAAGGAGTCGCGTAATGCGAAAACCAAAGGTTACCAGCGTAAACATACAGCTGGAAGATCAGCCCCTCCGTATCTATAAAGATACCTTGGAAGCTGCCATTAGTAGCCTGTCCTATCCAGATCAGCAAACCCATTTGGGAATGCTGCGGCGGTCCGATTTCGGATCGCTACTGGAATGGTGTGACACTGTTGAACCACAGAAGTACGGTTCTGCAACGGATTATTTCGTTGAGTGTCACGTTCAGTCACTTATCAAGAAATACCCCTTCTCACCGTCAGAATGCCCAGGGTTAGACCCCGAAGCTATGGCGGTAAAGAAGTTTCTTGCATCTGAACATCGATGCAAGAGGGTTAATCAAAAGCGGAGGGCTATGCGCAATTCTATGCGCATTGACCCGTACGCCCAGCAATGGGAGTACGCTAGAGATTACATACGTCGCGTATTAGGTGCAATACCTAATACAGAAGCGATATATGATTTGTGTGACTACACAGGCGGGGCAAGCGTAGGCGTGCACGGTAATAAAACCAATATAGCTCGTAAGATTTTGAGCGAACATTGGTCGTGTACACCTACAGCCCTCTTTCATGCGAAACGCGCGTTGTGGAATAACATCCACACTCGAGATTGTATCCTTCCGGGTACAATTAAGTGCTACGACACTGAGCAATTCAGTGAAATAGTAAAAACGCGCGCTCAACTGATAAGCTATAACATGATAAGCTTTGTACCAAAGACGGCAAAAACTCATCGAAGTATTGCTGTTGAACCTTTGTTAAACGGGTTCGTACAGAAAGGGGTTGACGAGTATATGCGCAGACGCTTGAAAAAGCGCACCGGCATAGACCTGTCCAACCAGTCCGTCAACCAAGCAATGAGTAAGCTTGGGTCGATGGGCGGTTTTAATCCCTACTGTACGATTGACTTGGCCGCAGCTTCTGATAGTTTATCTATCGAAGTGGTCAAGTTATTGCTCCCGTCCGAGTGGTTTGAGTTTCTTTGTGAAATTCGAGCACCTCGCTATAAGTTGAGCTCTAGTGACGAAACAATCCGTTACGAAAAGTTCTGCTCTATGGGCAATGGGTTCTGCTTCCCCCTTCAGACGCTGCTTTACGCAGCTATCTGTTACTCCGCTTCGCGCACGTTCGGTGACCGGCATCAGGACTTTACAGTCTATGGTGACGATATCATCGTTCGACAAAACGTGGCTCTATTTGTCATAGAGCTACTGCGTGAATTGGGCTTCCGGACGAACGTCGACAAGACGTTTATCCATGGTCCATTTAGGGAGTCGTGTGGAAGCGATTGGTGGCAGGGGCAGGACGTTCGTCCTGTGCATTTTGACAAGCCCCTCACAGATATACGTGAGGTGTTTGCCCTACATAACTCATTGCTTCGCTCGCCGATCATGGAGAACATCTCTCACGAGATGCGATCCGTGTTGAAGTCGAAGGTGCCTCCGCAATGGAGATTCCTTAGACCCGGGCGAGAACCAGGGGATAACGCATTTAGCGTTCCCTTGGACGAAGCGATGACGTCTCCCCACGTTAAGTGGGTGACTGGTGGCCGGGAAGTATCCCAGAGCTGGCAATGGCACGAGCTGAGAAGCTCTGCTGTCGCTGACCCTGGGATCCGGACACTTAATGTAGAAGAGCACGCAACGGCTCTATTGCTAGCGGCTATGAGAGGATCTTCCTCCCAAAATCCGTTCCCCCTGCGTTACGAGACTACACTGAACGTCAAACGAGTTGCACGCCCCTTTTGGGAGGCGTACGACAAGGATGATGTTCGCTTTGCTGGATTGACACCCGGCATGACTGTGAAGTCCGTAAGGGCACTCGTCGGATCGCAATGATCTAACGAGCTTTGGTAGGACTAGCTGCCGGGAAATTTCCCAG